CGCACGTTTTCTTTTGCGACCGGGCGTTCAAGATTCCGCAGCCACAGGTGCGGATCGAGACCGAGGACTTCCGCGCCACAATCGACGAACTGATGGGGCAATCATGACCGACCGCATCCGCTCCGAGTTTGAGCAATGGGCAACAGGCTGCGAGTTTCCCGACCTGACGCAGTCCATGGGCCGCTACAACCGCGCCGTTGTGCGCTGGATGTGGGAGGCGTGGCAGGAACAGGCTGAGCGCATAGCAGACATGGCCGCAGCACTGGAACGCGCCCACAACCGGCAGACAGGGCTACTGAAGCAATGCCACGACATTGATGTACGCCGAGCCGCATCAGTCGCCCAGGCCGCATCGCTGGCCGCTGAAGTCGAGCGGCTGAACCTGATTATTTCGCGACTGTCCGTTGAGGGACAGGACGCGGTGGAGATGTGAGCATGAAACCAACCTACGCCACCCCGCTGCCATGCCCTAACTGCGGCAGCGATGACATCCACGTAATGCACTCATTTGGCGCCCAGGTTTCTTGTGCGTCTTGCGGTGTCCGGGCAGCAAAGGTTCCCGGCAACAACTGGCAGGACGAGGAGCGTGACGCTGTGGACTGCTGGAACAAGACGGTTGCGGAGTTCAACGCATCGCCATACGAGATTCAGAAGGAGCAAGCATCATGACAACAACAGCACACGAAGACCAGTTCACCGCCGCACCAGAGCCTGTGCGCCAGCCTTACGACACGGTGGCCATCCTCAAGCGCAACGTGGCGGCGCTTGAAGTGTCACTGAAGCAGCAGACGGAGCGAGCCGAAGCTGCCGAGGCGGAACTGGCGAAGCTGGCGCAACAGAAGCCTGCGGTGTATGCCAATCTGAAACAATTAAAAGCGATCCCAACCTACGGGAAGACTGTGCTTCTTAAAACATTGCCGCAGGATGGGTTATCACCACTCTACGCCGCCCCAGTCCCCGCGCCACACAAAGGCGCAACTCACTGCGACGATTGCGGGCTGACGTGGCTGGATGATGGGCTGAATCCGTTGTGGTGTCCGTACTGCAAAGACCCCGTCCACGCGGCTGCTGTTCTGGACGAGCCACTGCTTTGCGATACCTGTGGTGCTCAGTGCGACGATCCGTGGCATTACAGCAAAGACAACCAGCGCCACCTCCATGCCTGTGATGACTGCTATGAGTCGTGTATCACAGTCAACGAGCGCAACGCCCGCCGCTACCTGGCTTTGCGTAACGCCGCAAAGACACAGGAAGGGCGGGTAAAAGTGCAGGCTATCTTCTGGCACATGGGAAGCCGCAAAGACATTGACGCAGCCGCCGACCGGCTGCTGGAGGGTGGGGAATGATGACTTTAGATGAGGCGATGACGTGCGCTGACAACATGCGCATAACGATCGACGCAGAAGGGTTTGCTTGCACCGAGGATTTCGCTCTTGTTTGTCTCGCCGCAGAAGTCCGCCGACTGCAAGCTGAAAACGATCGACTGAAATCAAACCCGCCGCAGTCCCTGTCGCCATGGCAACCGATTGCGACGGCTCCGAAGGATGGATCTGCAGTGATACTTAGAAACGAGCATGGCGGCGTAATTGTTGCCCTGTTTCGAGACGTGTACCCGTCAGGATTCAGGCCGAACTCACCGTGGCAGAGCCTAATGCTGAACCATAACTACCTGCCATCAGCGATGCGCTTCGGTGCTCCAACCCACTGGATGCCACTCCCGGAGCCTGCGCCATGACCTACACTGCCACCCCGACCCAGTTCGAAATCTACGCAGACGACGACCCGCAGGAACTGGCCGCAAAGATCATGATGCAGGATGAGGTCGCGTCAACAATTGAAATACGGACATGCGTCAATCCGGATAACTGGCCAGACCTTGCCGATACGATCACGCAGACGCTTCTGAAAATGCACCCGAGGAAGCCATGACCGTCCGCCAACGCGCAAAACGTCGCCCTGTGCGGCTGACCATCTACGGCACGGATTGTGTTGGGTATCCGTGGTACGAAATCCTGATAGTTTGGAGCAAACCGAAATGAAAACACCTGAAACAATCTACCTGCAATGGTTCGGCGATTACGACCCGGACATGCTGAGCGAGTCGGATCGCGATGCAATCGACCCGGACGGCGCATCCTGGTGCTGGGAGCAGATATTCCCGCACGACATTGAGTACATACAAAAAGACGCCGTTGATGCTGTGTTATCCGACCTGCTGCTGTACGTGTCTCAAGGCAAGGATTCGTCTCGCCTGACGCTGGATGAGGCAAAGGCGCGGATAATTGCCGGTATTGACCGGCTGGCGGTGAAGCTATGAGCTACGTAAGCAACTGCCTAGCCGACATCGAGATCCGCGCCAAACAACGCTCTGCCCTGGAAGCCGAACAACGCGCCTTCCTCCGCCGTGGCGGCAAGATAACCGAAGTGCCAGGATTCGTCGCCATCCCGCCAACCATGACCCAGCAGCAACGCATCGCCGCATCAGTCGCCGAGGCCGGTGCAAAGTTGTCGGCTTGGCGGTCAAGCGACGGAAGGCACAACAACCGGAACGCTAAACGACTGAAGCGGGAGACAGCAGAATGACGCCAGATTGGAGCCAAGCGCCGGAAGGTGCGCGATATTTCAACGCGAACACCGGCCTGTGGTATCGCCGCAAGTTTTACGAGGCGCAGGTGTGGCGCGATGGCAGTTGGAAATACACGAGCGCCACCCTGTTTGTTTTGCCGCATTTTTTGGAGAAACCAGATGAGCCTGTTCTGCCGTCTGTTCGGGTGTAGGCGTTACCGCACGGTACGCGTCTACAAGGGCTTTGCGGCCCGTCGCATTGCCTGCACACACTGCGGGCGGAACTACGTCATGCACGCGCCCACAGAGACGCTGCTGCCGTGGGATGACGAGTTTGCCGACTTGTATGGGGATTGGACATGACCCCCACCGAACGCCGCGCCCTGCACTCTCCCGCCGTTGTCGAGGCGTGGGAGTGGCTGGACACGTATTGCAGGCATTGGGCAACAGCGGGCCGAGACTGGCAGACGCTTGACAATCTTGGCGGCGCTGACCGGGTGAAGGCTGAAGCGCACTTGGCGACGCTGCGGAGTGCGGGGTTGATTGAGCCGCAGAGCGATTTTAAGGGTAATTTTGTGAAGAGGAAATTGTGATGAATGATCGGGAATTGTTGGAGATGGCGGCACGGGCTGCTGGCATAACAGGTATAACTCGCGATGGCGGGATTGAGTTATCAAAAGACCATGCAAAGCCGCCCTATGATTGGCGCATGTGGAATCCTCTCACCGACGACGGCGACGCGCTGCGGCTGGCTGTAAAGTTGCACATGTTTGACTACGGCAGACTAAAGCAATTTCGGCTTGAGGAAACGCGATTAGACCCTAGCCGCGATGACTGCGCCATCATGCGTCGCGCAATCGTCCGCGCTGCTGCCGAGATTGGCCGAACAATGACAACAGAGTCAGTCCGCTGACTCTAATTAGGGGAATCGAAATGAACGCAAAAGAACACGCCGCGAAACTTGCAGCAGCCCGCGCTGAACTGGCACGGATTGAGTCGATTGTGCCGGATAAGGAAAGGCCGGGGATGATTTTACCGTACAGCAATGCCGGAGTTAGGGGGTGGTGGAATTTTTCGACAACCGGGGTTAGGCTCGGGATGAACAGCGGAGAGCAGATAGCTGCCTACGAATACGCATTTGCCACAATGCTGCTGATGCGGGCGCAGAAGGGAATTGTGAATCCGGCTGAGAGCAGCCATTGGTATCTGTCAGTGAGTCACGTAGTCGATGTGTATTGCTGTGGGCCATGCGGGAGCTGCCTGAATTCCTGCATGTTCCCCTGTTTCGCCACCGAATCCGATGCCCGCGCCGCAATCGCTGCTGTCGGTGAGGATCGAATCATTCGTTGCGCCAAGTGGTTGGCGGGGTGCGTATGAAACCTGACTGGAAAGACGCGCCACCTTGGGCGCAGTGGTTGGCGATGGATGCTGATGGGGAGTGGTACTGGTACGAGAAAGAGCCAGGCAAGCGTATAAGCATGTTCGGAAGTTGCGGCGGGCTAATTGAGCATGCCTCTATCGACGCAATTAACTGGCGCGAAACACTCGAACAGCGCCCGGAGTGAATCATGGAACCATGGATGGTAATGCTTGGCATCTTCTTGGCGGGCATCCTTGCCCTGGCGCTGCTTACTGCGGCAGCTATGGATGACAGTCCGGGTCAGTCGGATAGCTGGCGGCGTAATCATGCCAGCCGTCCGGACCCGAAACCTCCGGGCCAGGAATGACATGGCCGCCCGTTGTAGCGCATCCGGCCAGTGCATAGCTATTCGCTGTCATTGACCGGTTCCGGAGGCAGTTCGTCGCCCTGCTCATACACCGTGCAGGTGTCGCCAACCCACACGTTACGCAGTGAATCTTGCGGTATCGGCTCAGACAGAATCTGATCCCCATTTTCATCAAACGCGCGCGTAATCGTCTTCATACTAGAACCCCGGCTCAATGGTGATTGAATACCAGTTCAGCATACATGTCTCCCCAGCGCCAACTGGCGCGGCCAAGAACGACACATAAATATCGTCTCCGCCCGGTGCAAAATTTAATGTGGTATGCGCTACTGGGAAGCCAAGGCCGCCGTTGGTCGGAATGGATGCTGCGCTGCTGCCTTGCAATGCTTCGCTGCCTCTTGCGTACATGATTTTATCCGCCACAACCCCTGATGTACTTAGCACTGTGCTGTCAAAGATGGCCGTCCAAGCTGCCCCAGCAGTCTTGCCAACGCGCAGTCGAATGTTTTTTGCGTTTGCAGACGATGTGCAACTCCAGCACGCGGTTATTCTGAGTCTGCCTTTCGGCCCCATGTAACGTACTGCATCGCTGATGTTGACGCTGTGCATCAGTGATTCAGCAATCGGCCCTGTAACAACATCGGAGCGCGTGTTTTGATCTACGGTAAACGGCCCCATCGGAATCCAGCGCGTCCCGTTCGAGCGCATACGGACGTTATACGTGGAGTTGTAGACGGTCGTGCCTGATGCCACGGCAGATGCCAGCGGCATTGTGGCCTGGGTATATTCAGTCGGAACCCCGATTGATCCTTGCATATTAGCCACCCGTTCCGGTAATGACGGCAGAGAAAGTCCCGACCAGCGTCGCCGGTGTCAGCTTGATGGCGTCGATCATCCCGAAGATGCGGAAAGTCAGCGGCGAAGCGAGGTTGACGGAAATAGCAATCCCGCTGTCGGTGATTGACTCAAATCCTGACCCGCCAGACGCTTTAACCGTCGGCGTGACAGTTCCGGTCGCTCCGGCGGATGGAATGATCGTGACTTGGAACTCTCGGCAGTCTCGCCCGGTAGGCCCAATATCAATAGTTGTTTCGGCGGAAAGGCCGACGTTTTCTTTGCTGCGGTATATCATGATAATGACCTCTGGTTATTCAGTGAAAGCAAAGCCTGTTCTTGCTCCGGGCAGAGAAAGTCTGAACGCAAACTCATCCAAATAAAACCCCTTCTTGGCCGTCGTTGTTGCCGCGATATTGCGAACAGCCACCTGCTGGTTGAGGAGGAACTGGCTGTTGCCGTCAAGGCAAGGAAGGCGAAGTTGGTACATGAAAAATCCCCAGAGGTTTCTGGGGCTTAGTGTAGAGGAACTGGAGGTTTTTTACACCTTCAGCCAGATCCCGTTACGGTAGCGGATCGCAGACTCACCCGGCGCCAGCCCCCAGCCCTGCCCGTCCAGGTTGGTGATGCCGTAGGCGCTGCCGGTCAGGCAGATGACACGGATCTGGTCGTGCAGGTCGATGTAGTGAATATACTGCGCCCCGCTCAGGTTCCAGCCTGCCAGATTTCCCGTCAAGGCCGTGTTATCCAGCTGAACCACCGGGCTGGAGCAGTCCGGAACATCTGCGGTAAAGACCCCGTCCGCCAGAGCGATCGCCATGCTGGTAGCGGAAGTCGGGTACTGCACGATCTTCTGGTAGGAGACCCCAGAGGCCTCGTCGTCAAAAACTTCAAAGATCCAGCCCAGCGCGTTTGCAGCAGCAAAGTTCGCCCCATTCAAGGTGAAGACATCCCCACCCGTCGCAGCATAGTCAATCGTCGGAGCCACCAACACCCGGGCAACCTTCCCGGTCGCAGCGACGATGTTGAAGGCCTCGCTTGCGGCGCCGACCGACACCCGGATGAAGCCCGCGTTCGGCGTTACCCCGAGCGTGGTGGTGCCCGGTGCCGAAACCGTACGGACGGACAGCGTGTCGTTGACCTTTTGTTGCGAGACGGTTGTCTCAAGGGTCGTTACACGACCGTCCAGCCGGGAGAGATCCGCAACAGCCGTAGCGACTGTATCCGGGTTCGCAGTCACAATGATCTTCGTCGTCGTGTCGTACAGCTGGACGTAGTCACCAACACCCGCCTGCTTGCCGCCGAATTGCCCTGCCGCAGTAACTTCATAGACCAGGCCGTCAGCAGCCCCGATGGGTAACGTAGCATCCCCCAGTGCCGTAAATGGCGTCTTTCCACCGTCGGTTGTGCCAAGCGAGAACACAATTGGGGCATCCAGCAAGGTTGGGGTAGAGCTGAGGAACCCCAACAGTGCAACCACCTTCAGGCTATCCCCAGCCGGGAAGCCCGTCATGTCCAGGGCGCTCAGCTGGGTGATCGTGCCGGCGTTCTTCTGAATGACGGCATTGCCAGTGTCGTAGTCAAACCCGAAGTAGGCAACATCAGAACTTGCCCAGCCAGAAGGCCCGGTACCCGTTGCTCCCTCCACGCTATTAGCGTAGGTTTGCGACACGGAAACTCCACCGTAGGCAGGAGCCGTCACGATCGTGTTGATGCCCCAGATGGGTTTGACCGGGCTGCCGCCGGTCAGCAGGGTTATGATGTCCAGTTCGGTTGCGCTGCTGTTGACGAGCAGGAAACTTATGGCGGTGATGTTGTCCCCCACATCGAAGATCGGAAGGGTGACCTTGGCGAAGCGTTGACCGGTTCCGGTCTTGGCAATCCCGGTAGCACTGGCCGCGAGTGCCAGATAGCTGCCTGGGATAGACCCGGCCAGCGGTGCTGTCGGTGTCAGCTCGAAGTTCGGGGCAGTCCCACCAACCGTTGCGGCCAGGGTACTAACAGGAACGGCTGTACCAACAGCCCCGGTCATGTTCCAAGTGCCGACGACAAAGTCAGCAACCCCACCGGCAGCCCAGCTGCCGATCAGCGTCCAGATACCGCCGCTCTTGAAGTAGATGTCCTGATTGACGCTGTTGAAATAGTAGTTACCATCGGCTCCGGAACCGTTGGAAGGCACGCCAGCGCCGGACAGGATCATCGTGCCATCACCTATAGACACATCCACAAGCGTCTTCGTCAGCGAGCCAGAAACGATCGCCACATCATAAAACCCGACTGTCAGGTACGCCCTGGCGTAGCCGTATTCGTCCGCAATCACGACATTTCCGGTTATCGGCACTAGTCCAGCAGCATCCTCCCACAGATCGGCAGGATCGCCCGTTGCGGCATCAGTGAACGCAAACGAGGCATATGGCGCAACGCTGACCGCTTCATCGGCAGAGAATGCGGACTGCTGGAAGACGTATTTTGTCATGGGTTAATACTCGATGATGATGATGCCGTCAGCCCCGGCTGTGGCCGTGCCTGTTCCAGCCGCTCCGCCAGATCCGATGCTGTAGGCAATCAGATCGCCAGGATCGACACTGATAACCTTCACGGCTGTCCCGCCCGCCGCTCCATTCGGGAACCCGCCGCCTCCGTATTGCGCTGATCCGCCAGACTCCATTGACCCACGCCCGTTACGGCTATAGCCCGGAGTTCCGCCCACAGAATTTCCGCCGCTGAAATTTACCGTGCCTCCAGTCGCACTTCCTCCGGCTGAATTTAACAAGCCCCCTCCTCCTCCACGGGTTCCTCCGGCGCCACCATTCCCGGTCAATGATCCGAATGTGCTAGCCGATCCATTACCACCGGAAGATGAATCGGCCCCTCCTCCGCCGCCGCCTGTGCATTCAACACGTATCCGGTAAACCCCATCCGGAACCGTCCAGTTTCCCGACCCGGTCGTTATTGCCTCAATTGCACCCACACCATTCAGCCACGGCGCACCTGTTCCGCGCTGTGCGATGCTGACCGGGTTTGTATCCAGCGCCGACGCGGTTGCAGCCCGAAAAATTTTGTTCGCGCCGAGATCGTCATTGTCCAGTGTCACATAGCTTGTCGCTGTCATAACAAAACCTTCCCGGCAACGCTGCCGTTTATAAGCCCATCGTCAGCCGCAATAAACATGTAATAAGCCTGTTCATCGGTTGTCGTGGCGCTGTACTCCGTGCCAGCCGTGAACGTGTTCGGTGCGATGCGGGCAAACGACCCGACGCGCCCCGATGCAAACGCATCCTGTCGCGCTGTGACTTTTACCGTATTGTCGCCGCTACGGGATTTTAGCACACGAATCAGCGTTGGCAGCGCCTCGCCGAACTCATCCACAGCGGCAATGGTTGACAGGGTGATAAACTCGCCGGTCTTGATGCTGTCGTCCTTGCGGTCGAGTTGTAGCTCTACCCTGAACGGGACAAACGAGCGATTGAGCAGCATCCGGTCAACGAGGCCGGTCAATTCCGCCCGGTTGCCAGTCGGATGCCAGCGCCCAAATATCGACTTTGACCGGCGTCCGTTGTACTCGTTGACGCCCTGCGAGTCGGCATTGATGGTGACAAACCCGTCTCGATAATTGCCAATGTCGTCTATCTTTTTCACGGGGTCGCGCTGACCCATGGTCACAAAGACCTCGTTCAGCAGGCGCTCGGAGTCGTCAAGGCATTTTACGGAGCCGCTGATGATGTGCTCGTCGTCGTTGATGCTGGATATGATCTCCGTCAGGTCTGGCGGCCTGACGCAACGGTACTGGATTTCACGGCTTTCCTCGTCCCACCACAGCGCCCATGTTGAGGTCTGCGGGATAAGCTCATCAAACGACTTTTTTACGCCTTCCGGGTCGCACACAAGGCGCGTAATCCGGAATCCGGCAATCCATGTCGTAGACTCGGCCAGCCAGTCAGCATAAGGGATGTATGCGGTGTCGATGCCTGCCCCGTCTTCCAGTAGCACTTGAAACACATCAATTGGGCGCATGGCTTTGAAGTATGCGCATTTTTGCACCAGATCGCCTGCCGCATGAGTTGTGCGGGTCGTCTCGTACTGGTCAAACCCGCCCACCGTGACGCCGGTCAGCCGGATGCCGCCTGTGTGCGCGGTCGTGCCGGTGTATTTGTAAATCTCGTCACCGATCCGCACGGCGCTGAAAGACGGCTCAAACGACTGAATTGCGTACTCGGTTGGCCGGTCGGTGATAATGTCCAGCGTGGTGTAGCTCGTTGTCGCGTCGAGACTGGTTTCCAGTCGGCCAGTGCTGCGAATCGGATATTCGGCCCTGTCGTTGTCGGCCAGCTTGAGCGGATCTTTTGCGGTCAGGACGACATTCCCCCGGCCCCAGCCTTTCAGCTCCTCAGCAATGAAATCAGACCGTTTGCAGTTCGCCAGGCTGAACGGCTCATGCACATAGCCGCGATACCATTTGACCGACCGCCCGTTGTAGAACGGCCAGCGGGTCTTGAATCGTGGCCAGAACGTACCGCGCTCCATGGGGTTGTAGGTACGGGTCGACAGATAAGGGTCGATGCCGATGTCATCGTGTGGTGCGTCGAGCAGCGTGAACGATACGGATGTGCGTTTCCCGAGACCGTTCTCGGGGTCAGGTTCGCCGCTGTCGGACTGTACGGATTTCAGGAACGGGATGTAACCATCCGGACAGATGCTAGCTGGCGTGCAAAACGAAAGCGTGAAATCCGCCGCCGTCCAGTTTGTTTTGTCCTTGCAGGTAGCCCACGAGTTGAAGCAGGTGGCCGTGGCTGTGCATGGTGCCGTCCCGTTTGTCAGGATGCATTTCTCAACCGTGATCTGCATCACGTCGATTCGTTCGCGTGCCGGGTCAGCCTTCAGGGTGTCATAGGACATGCTTTGGCCCCTCCATCTTCAAAGAGATGCGCATGGCGTCCGTCTGCGAGTATGCTGCCGTCGGGTCGCCGGTCACGGCTCCGTAAACAACATGCTCTGAGAAATCCTTCAGGTTCCACGCGATGAACACGCCAACCGTCCGCATCAGTTGACGGAGTGCTGGCCAGTTGGTGCCAACCCAGTCCGGGTCGAGCATGTCGAACTTGAGGCTCTCCTCGATGCGCTGTGACTCAACCGACGTGCCGAGAATCTGGCCGGTGACGCTTGCGGTGTTACTAATTTTCTCAGTTGGGTTGAAAAGTGACGGTTCGTAGCCCACACCGATACCGACCGGGATTTGAGTGCGCGCCCCAGCCTTAAACACCGAAATGCTCGGCGTTGAGCTGCACACAATCCGCAATGCCGACGCGCTGACCGACTCAAATACCCATGCCACACAACCGGCACCGGTGCGGCTCAATGCGGAGCCAATCGCCGCCCATGTGCTGCCGTTGTACCATTCGAGGGTGTACGTGCCAGCCGGTGCTGTGATGTAGATTGCGGCATAGTCGATTGATTTCGCGCCTGAGAATGTCGCTGTAATCGTCGCGCCTGCGGTCGGAGTCCACCGGCTGTAGGTGGTCATGGTCTGCACGGCCGTGACTGTGGCGCTAGTGTTCGTAGCTGTCATCGTCGCCGACCTGACCTCGTCCGCAATCAGCAGGTGAGGCAGGAACCGGTTAGCATCGGTGATGGCTGTTGCAATGTGTGTGCTGCTCATTGTCGTACAAACTCCACTCGGCCGAACCGTGCGCCGTCTACCAGTCGTTCGCCCATAGCCTCCATCAGTTCCGCCACATCCTCATCCCGCCACAGGCCGCGTGACTGGATGCGTATGTCAACAACGCTGGCGCGGACGGGCTGTTGTTGTGCCGATGTGATGCCGGATGCGTCTGGGGTTGATGCTACGCCTCCGCCGCCTCCGCCGCCACCAGAACTGCCGCCGCCTTTGATGGCGTTGACGAGGCCCATACCGGTCGCGATGGTGGACGCCACCGCCGCAGCCTTCGCCCACCATGGCAGGGTCGGGTCACGCAGGGTTTGCGAGGCAGCTATGTAGGTGTTCAGGAACGCTTGCGTCGCACCAACCGTCTGAATCAGCTTTGTCATCTTGTTGCTGTGCGCACCGGTTGCAGCGTACAGCGATTCCATGTAGGTTTTTGCCGCGCCGAGCTTGTTCGTCAGCGTGGTTTTGTCCTTCTTTGCGGCATCCTCGGCAATGGCGCGCAGCCTGTTTTCGTGATCCTTGGCCATCTGCTCCTTGTAGGCAATCTGCGACTCCTTGGCAATGTTCTCCATTTCTGCGTATATGGCGTAGTCAGCCAGCTTGCGCTGATAGCCCAAGTTTTCCAGTTCGGTCTCAGACGCGAATTGCTCTTGTAGGCGTTGGCGCTTGGCTTCATACGCCTTGTTGTCCATCTCGGATTCTTGGGCAATCCTGTCCATTTCCGCGACAATCTGGTTGTTCCAGTAGATCGCCTGATCGGCAGCGCGTTTCTCGGCGGCAGCGCGCTCCTTCTCGGCCTTCTTGTCAGGTTCGGCAGCTGCTGTTGGTGGCTTGCCTCCAGTCGGCTTGCTATCCAGTACGCCAGTCCCGTCCAGCAGCTTTTCCAGTTCAGCCCGACGCGCCAGGAACTCGCCTTGCGCCTTGATGTTGTCGTTTTCCGCGAGAATGGCGGCAGTCGATGCCTGATAGGCGTCCTCGTAGGCTTTATAGCGGGCATCACCACGCGCCAATGCCCCAGAGATACTGTCGCTGGTGAAGATGGCGGCAGCGGCCTCTTTCAGCGTCTGGAATCCGCTCACGCCCTTGGCAACAAAGTCCGTGATCTCGATTGTCAGCAGTTGGATGCCGGTGCGGATGTTGTTGGGCATGTCAACAAAAGTCTGCCAGCCTGCGCCCATGACAGCCTTGATAGCAGCGCCCACGCCGCCTATAGCTTCGCCCGCCCCGTCAGCCTCGTCAGATATACGGCTGAAAGTGTCGCCCCAATTGGACGCAAGGCGCGTGAACTCCGCAAACACCTCGTTATCCATGGCGTCCGAGATGCCCATCAGCGCCTCAGCCACGGCAGACGATGCGCCCACCGTCTGATCCATCTTGCCGACAATCTCAATGAATGAGTTTTTGATGGTGGTCGTTGCGCCCGCAATCGTCGGAGCCATGCGCGCAAACTGCTCATCAACAGCCGCGCCTTGCTGGTTCATGGCATCAATGACAGCGGCTGATGTTATCTTTCCTTGCTCTCCCAGTTTCCGCAGTTCGCCCACAGTGACGCCCATGCCATCCGCAATTGCCATAGCCAGCGCTGGAGCCTGCTCCATGACGGAGTTGAGTTCCTCGCCACGCAGCGTACCAGACGCGAACGCCTGCCCGAGTTGCGTCAATGCGGCCTCGGCAGATTGTGCGGAGGTGCCGGAGATTACCATCAGCTTGTTGATGGTCTCGGTGGTGTCGCCCACTTCAGACAGCGACAGCCCGAGCGCCCCGGCGTTTTGAGCGAGGCGTTGGTAGACTTCGGCGGTTGCCTCAAGCGGGGAGCGGGTGCGCTGGGCGATCTCGAACAGGTCAGATTGCGCGGCGTATAGCTCGTCGCTGGATTTCGTGACGAGGGAGAGTCGGTTGGAAATTGTCGTGTAGGCTTCAGCCGCCTGCATCACCTCGCGGACACCGAAGGCAGCGCCAAGGGTGACGGCCAGCGACTTCATAGCCGACGCCGCCTTGCCGCCCGCTTGCGTCAGTCCGCCAAGCGAGCCGGATGCCTCGTCAATCTGACGGTAGTCGGCCCTGAGAATCAGCTCAGCCAGCGTTGTCATCGGTTATGGCCCTCTGTACAGCGGACTCTATCCGCATGATTGTTTCCGATTCCCAGCCGTGCAGCGGGATGCCGACCATTTGCGACCATGCTTGCAGTTCCTGCCATGTCAGCGCCTGCCCTCGTTTTATCTGGCAGTAGTAGGCCCACAGGTAGTGCAATTCCTCGGGCGCGTCCGGTGTCGTCAGCGCCTTCGGTTTGCGCCCGGTCTGACGCCATACGCTCGTCAGGTGGTCGCGGAGTCGTCCGGTTCCGCCTTTTGGAGGCTGTTCGAGTCTTGCTTCGGCTCGGCAGTGCTCAATGAGCCGGTCGAGCCGCTGCCGAAAAAAACAGAGGCGTCCGATGTGGTACGGTCGAGCCAATCAGCCAAGTAGGGCGCATTTGTCAGCAGGTTCATGACCCCTTCGCGGCTGAACTCATCCTCAAGCGACCAGCCGGAGACAGAGGATGCAAGCAAATCCATCATGGCAGCATCGCGGAGCTTCTTGCGCTCGGAATCAGGCGTGGCCGGGTCGATCATGGCAGCGGCAGTAAACACAGCAGCGCGTTTCTGCCGGAACGAGTCGGAATCGGTGTGATGGATATGCAGCCATTCCGCCGTCAGCCGACCGTCACGCCCGGGGATCATGACGCGGCGACCGGTGTTGGCCACCTCAAGCGTAAAGAAATCGGACGCCTTCATTAAGCACGCTCGATCTTCAGTTGGGTGGCATCGCTGCTGCTGTAGATGGCCTGGAATGGCATGGTGATACTCACTTCGCGCTCACCGCCAACTTCAGGCTTGCCGCCAGTGAACTTAACCTTGGGCAGGGTGAATGTGTACGTGGCTACGCCGTCAGTCAGGGTGAACACGATAGCTACTTCGGTTTCGTCCTCGAAAGCATCCAGCAGGGTGTCATCTTGATAAAACGCGGTCAGTTCACCAGTCACAATTGACCGGCCAGCAGCGCCACGGATGCGGGTGGTTTCGCCCACGACCGGCAGGTTTTCAATGCCGTTTTCCAGCGTCAGTTTGATGGACGTAATGCAGGTCACGGCAGACCCGCCAACGGTGATGCTACCCGACAGCGAATCCATGACGTTTTCGTTCGGGTCGGCGGTGTAGCTGCTGCCAGCAATGGCAGTGCCTGCGCCGGTGTCGTCCATGCCGATCACGCCAAAGGTGCCGGTGACGATGCCGGATGCAGGGCATTCCAGGCTGAACGAGTTGAACTCACAGCCAACCGCGCGACGATAGCGGGTGATGTCGGCAAAGAAGCGCTCGATCGTGAACGACCGGCGAGTCGTGCCAGCCTTCAGAACGTCGGTCGACCACGTACCCATCATGACGGCCTGGAGCAGGTCATCCCACGATGCGTCGCGGAACTCAATTCCGATATCCCCGGAAACCTGCCGGACGCCGTGTCGGAAATCGTTCAGTTGACGATCAGAGCGGATGGTTTCCGACTGGAACGTTT